TCTATTCAGGTAGCTCATTGAAACCATATTTGCTCCGCATACCAATCGCCATAAGGTCATATTGCATCATTTCTAATGCATCCCATTCAGAATCAAGCATAGTTCCTGGGCAATAAGATGCCAAGAACTCATACTTAGGTTTGTAGTCGCCCCAAACAACTTTATAGGAAGCATTATCTAAGATCTCCTCGGTTATACTAGACTTCATAATCCCTCCTCAATGAACGCGTTAGGTTCTCGACCGCTCTCTTAGCAAAATGAACAGAGAGGCCAGTCGTTTGCCGAACAGCCGAATGATTAATAGTGCCGTCCTTAGAAAGGATATTAGGGTTACCTAGAATAGCGTTCATAACCTTCTGGACGTTCTCTGATTGTGACTGCGTAAAATCATCAAGATCCACAGATGAAGTATTATACTGTGCCCGAGTATCAGGGATTCGGTCATGAAAACAACTATCCCCATCGCTGTTACCCATGTCTAGGGATACCTGCTTATTACGGAATGGAATCTTCTTAGACAAAGGTATTCCCTTCTTAGCCTTGCGATTCCACAATACAGTCTTTGTGTATTGATCAAATAGCTTGTTCTCCATAGCCTCCTCAAAGGTCTGACCAGTCTTCTTCTTAAAGCCTTCAATAGACTCCAGGGCAGCTACAGTGAGGTCTGAGTAGTTATCCTCATGACTCGCAAGGGCCAAGTCACCGGAAATCTTCATTGAAATCGTGTGCATTAGCTTGCCGTAACGCTCTTCGTAGAAAGCCCATTGTTCGTTTGTTATTTGCATATGCGTAACAGTATACCAACCTGTGAGTGTATGTGAAGCCTTTTCTAGCCGTTTAACCTAATTTCCTCTCCATCAGTAAACTTAACCCCGTTCTTTTCACTCTCATACCCAAGCATAAGAACACAGTAGCCTGCAATATCAGCCCACGCATTCTCATTATTGTAGTCCGGGTTTGTAGCCAAGCGAAAGATCTTATCCATAATGCGAACAAGAGCTAAGAATACTTCGTATTTACCTGGAGGGATGCCTTCAGGGAATAATAACTTCATAATATCCCCCGTATGACTGAAACTATCGCCGTAAGCGATATTCTTCTCCGCTACAAGCTTACCAATGTCAGTTGCGATCTTTTCGAATTCTGGGTTTCCTTTCATTATCCTTACTTATATTTCTGTTCAATATTGTGTGTCGTGTAATCCCACGACGGTCCATACCTAGACAAGCTGCACAACTTTTTGATCTGTTGTATTCATAGATTTCAGTGTAATCACCACAAGAGCTACACTTCCCCGTCTCTATTAACTTCCTCATTAGTAAACTTAACCAATTTCAACCCCCAACCATTTGATGATTGGATCATACATTTGTCTCTGTATAATCACAGAGAAATCTGAGTGGCCTCCAGCCCTTACGTATTGTAGAGTTGAGTTTACCCTACACCACACGATCATAAGCAAAGATGATATAGCTTTATACTTCTTTGTCTTACTACGGTGAACGACCCTAGACTCTAAACTTTTAAGTTGAGCCAAAGTATCTTTAAGGTAGTGAGTAAGTTCTTGCTGTTCTTGTTCAGGAGTCATAATACCATTATAGCGTAGAACTACCGATAGTATTAATAATTTCTAACTTATTCTCTCTTACCTCAGCGTCAAATCTAGTTGTCCCATTATCTGGGTGCCTGTGCGATAAGATCTCATCAGCCAAAGGAAGACCTATAAGTCTTTTAAGTACCCTTTGAATATCACGAGCACCGAACTCTTCTGAATACCCGTTATCAATAACGTAATCAATGATTTCAGGCGTAGGCTTAATAGGATACTTTGATAGTGCTATCTTGGCAATTTCTTTAATGTCCTTTGGTGTTAAGTCATTAAAGAACACGAACTCGTCTACTCTTCCTCTGAACTCAGGGGAAAAAGTAGCCTCTATGGACTTCATGATCTCCTCATTGTCACCACCAGAGTCTACCTTCGATGTGAACCCTAATGTCTTAGTCTTGAGATCCTTAAGACCACAGTTAGAGGTCATAATAAATATGGAATCCGTCAAATCAATCTCATTACCTGAGTTATCCGTTAACCTACCCGTATCCAATAGACTTAAAAGAATGTTGTAAAGTTTAGGGTGAGCCTTTTCGATTTCATCAAACACAATAGTCCACCGCTTAGATTTATCAGCTTTCTCCTTTATCAAGGAGCTTTCAGAGTGTCCGATATATCCTGGTGGGGAACCTAGAAGCTTACTAACCTCATGCCCATTGGTAAACTCAGCACAATTAATAACCCAAAAATGCTTTGAATACTTCTCTCCTAGCTTCCTTGCTAACTGTGTTTTACCACGACCCGTCTTGCCAATGAAGAATAAATTCATATGCGTGCTGAAATTAGCAGCCTTCAACTTAACAGAGTCACACACAGCCTTAATAGCATCATCTTGACCCACAATGTTCCTCTTCAAGAACTTGTCTAAAGCAAATATAGAGTTTAAAGTACTGAGAGGTGCTTCAACAACAGCATCCTTCTTTTTAGTCTTAGCACTAAGCATACTNTTAAACTCCTCATCTTGTTTTGATTCTTTAATCAGAGACTCAAGAACAAGGGACTCAGGCATAACCTCATTAATGTCGTAACAAACATACTCTATTCTAAACTCAGGGTAGTATTCAACTATGGTTGTGTAATACGCACCTAGAAGCCTATACTCTAAGAGAGGATCTTTGATTGAATCCTTTAGTTTCTTAGCCTCTTCCGTCCTAGCAATAAAGGTTTTCTTTTCATCAGTAGTAACACAGTCAGAAACTACAACCTGAACATACTTTACGAAATCGAAGTCACCCGAGTCTGAAGATTTAATAAACTTTTTAAGTTTACCAAAAACTAAACCAAACTGTCGCTCAGTAAGCCTTTTAACATGTATGATTGAATTAAGTTCAGCGGAGAAAGCTTTAATGCTATTAGTTTTCCTAGGCATCCCTGTCCTTACCAAGCATTGCATTTAAGTTACTAAAGACCGAACCCTTTAATTCCTGTTGAGAGGCTCCACCCTTGCCCTCTAGGTCCATCTCCTTGAGTTGATACTTCTGCATAGTTTGAGCTAATTTTAGAAGCTTCTCATTTGCAATACCCATCTGGCCGAGAGCATTAGTAGAGGCAGCGATAACTTTCGTAAATGCATCTACATTTGGGTTACCCTGTTGATCAAAGGTAACACGAGCCTCGCCTAACTCCTGCATAGTTTGCTTGCAATCATCAAACAACTTCTGTGCGGATTCTCTATCTGCGTTAGCGTTAGTTTTGATCTCTTTTACTAGCCGGTTCATCTTCTGATCCGACCACATCTTGTTTTTTAGAATATAGTTTGCCATTAAAAATGTCCTCGTCGTCTAAATACTGATCATCATCATCAAATAAGTTTTCTTGATAATCGGGAAGGTCCCTATGACTATTTAGTCTCGGGCGATCATTCCCGAATGTTTTGTTACGCTTAAAAGTCTTACCCATGTTTATCTTTGAGATTAGCAATATAGGTTCCCTTTAGGAACTTATTAGTATACCAAAAGTAAAACGGAAGTGCCCAATCAAAAGGCTTAAAAACACAATCAAGATGAGTAAAATACAGTAGCGTATTCGCTAAAGACTCTAATATAGACACACACCCATAAATCATAAGACCAAATCTTTTAATTAGGTATCTCATCCTCGTTCAACCATATTTTCCATAAACTCTTGAAAAGCCTGTTCTCGGGTTAGCCCTAATTCACGCTGTGCTTTAGTCATCCTGAACCTCTTCCTAGTCTTCTTCTTGTAGTCTTCAATATTAATAAATGGAGCGTTAATGTCATTGCTGTTTGAAAGCTGTCTCTTCAAAGCTTCATCGATAACGATAGATAGTCTGTCTTCAATGCCCATAACCTATTATAGTATCTAGGTCTCTTCCTTTAATAGCTTGATTATAGGAAGCATTCCCTCATCGTTAGATTCAATAAGGTCCTGTAAGGATGGCGATTGAAACTTCTTACCTGTCTCTTTCACGGTATACCAGGAACCTCCTCTCTCTACGACCCCATCACGCTCAAGGTGGGGCAAAAGGCCATAATAAGGGTTAAGACCCTCATTAAAGATAAGTTCATACTCACATGTCTTGAAAGGTTCGATAAGCTTGTTCTTCTTATTCCTAACTTTACCCCTGATGCCACTAGGGTTATCCTTTTCACCAACCAAATCAGTTTTTGAAGTCTCAAGGTTTACACCGAGATAATAATCAAGAGCGTTCCCCCCAGCGGCAGATGTCCTGGGATCCCCATACATTACTCCAACTTTAGTTCGGATCTGGTTCACAAGGATCAACGCAACCTTCTTAGGGCGAAGGATGGGGTTTATCTTACGAAGGGCCGCACCAATTGTCTTAGCCCTGATTGCGCCTTGCATGTTGTTTCCCTCATACCCCTCAGCCGACATTTCAGCTTTAGAAGGGGAGACTGCCAAACTGTCATAGAAGACCACGATCGGAGTATCTGAGTCTTCAATACGTAGAGCGGTGACAATCTCCTCAATTGTATTAAAACAATCCTCAACAGTGGGGGGAGCAGCGTATATTAGCTTCTCGGGGTTGATACCAAGTGTTACCGCAAACTTAGGACTGTATGCGTTCTCCGAATCAATAATTACAGTGTGATAACCCTTCCCTTGAGCCTCACGAAGAATGTGAGTGCCAAACACAGTTTTGGCAGTCGAAGCTTGTCCAATAAACTGTGTGATCATACCAATAGGAATGCCACCAGTATATTTACCGGAAACGATCTTGTTTAACGCATAAGATCCAGTGGATATTAACTCCGGGGTAAGCTCGTGCTCGGAAAGCATAGAGGCGTTTTTAAGTTTAGCTAAGACATCCTTGTTCATACCATATGATAGTTCTTACGTCGCTGGGATAGTTTCTTTATTACCCCTCTTTTACGGGCATACGCCCTAAATAAAGTGGAAAGACCTTATGACTGACAAAGAATCATCTGACTGGAGTACATACCAGCGTCTAGTATTATCCGAATTAAAACGTCTCGATGCTAGTTTGACCAAAATGAACGACCAAACTGCTGCCTCTATAAAGCACGAGAGGTCCAACCGGCAGCAGGTAGAGATGGGAATCATGACTGATCTCGCTCAGTTGCGAACCGACATTCAATCGTTAAAAATCAAGGCAGGTATTTGGGGCGCGGTTGCCGGAATGATACCTGTCGTTAGTGTCCTACTTTTGAAGCAAGTATAAGTAGGGTAAGCTAGCAACCGTCATCATCTAGGTCGTTATTCTTGGGGTTTCTAATTCCCCCTCCACTAGTATAGCCTGCTGGATAACGCCTCTTGAGCTTCTCTACGTTAGCCGCTGCGATCTCTTCTAAACTAAGGTGTAGATTCTTAGCAGCCATAGCAACGTAGTAGAGAACGTCTCCTAGCTCCTTCCTAGCAGCGTCAATGTCTAAAGGCTTCTTACCATGGAACGTGTGCTTCTTAATAAGCTCACAGTATTCACCAGCCTCACCAGCAATGCCTAAGGCCCAGTTAAGATTAGCCATCTCCCAGTTCATGTGAGGATTAGCAGTGCGACTACATTCTTGTTGAAATTCGTTAAAGTTCATTTTTATCCTTTGCTATCACGTTGGTTAATCATCTCGTTTATCATAGACTCGAAGGTGTAATCTCTAGACCAGTTTAATACTTTTTCTGCCTTAGTTGCATCACCTTTCAGGTCATGTAATTCCAAAGGTCTGTAATATTTAGAATCAACTGTAACGTAATCAGCGTAATCTATTCCAAGCTTGGAGAACACTAACTTACAAAGATCTTTCACTGAGTGTGACTCGCCAGTAGCACACACGTAGTCATCTGCGACATCGTGCTGAAGCATAAGCCACATAGCCTTTACGTAATCTTTTGCATGACCCCAATCCCTAGTAGCCTCTAAATTACCCAAAGGAAGATGATCGGCTAAACCATGCTTACATTTGATTGCTCCCTCAACAATCTTGTTAGTAACGAAGTTTAATCCCCTGCGAGGAGATTCATGATTGAATAAAATACCGTTGCAAATAAACATACCATAGGATTCTCTATAGGTCCTGCCTAGATGGAAAGCATATACCTTAGAGCAACCATAAGGACTAACAGGCTTCATAATTGTAGTCTCTCTACGATATCCATCCTCGTCACACTCATTGCCATACATTTCGGAGGAACCAGCAAGATAGATCCTAGCGTCTGGGCACATACTTCTAGCTGCCTCTAGAATGTTTAGAGTCCCTGTCGCAATAGTGTCAGTCGTGAAGGAAGGCTGCCCAAAGCTAATCTTAACATGAGATTGAGCAGCTAAGTGATATATTTCGTGAGGACTATACTCCTTACAAATATTAATAAGAGAAACTAAGTCCGTAACATCTCCATACTCTAAAATAAGGTTAGGGTTAGATCTTAAATGTTCAATCCTATGAGTCTGTAATTCGGGAGATGAGTGTCTTCTAATTACACCAACAACCTTATAACCCTTGTCTAGCAAAAGCTCAGATAAATAGGAACCGTCCTGTCCGGTTATTCCAGTTATTAATGCTGTTTTCATTTTCTGCAAGTTTGGTAGTTTTCTTTAAACCAATCAACCGTAAATTGTATACCCTCTTCAAGAGAGGTGAATTCGTAATCAGGAATTAAGGATTGAAGCTTCTTGTTACAGGTAGGCTTCCTAAATTGACCGTCACTCTTAGTAATATCATAGACTATCTTACCTTTAAACCCCATAGCTTCTGCAATAATATGTGCTACATGACCTATGCTTACCTCTTCGCTAGGAGATAAGATGACGGTGTAAGGAGTCCTATACCTATCCATAAGCATCTCAACCAATTCTCCTACATCGTAGGAAAAGATAAACTCTCTTAAAGGCTCGCCGCTTCCCCAAACTACAAAGTCTGTTCCATATTTTTCAGCCAGATAGCACTTATGAATAAGAGAAGGAATTACGTGTCCTGATTCTAAACTGAAATTATCATTGGGACCATAAATGTTGGTGGGGATCACACAAGAGTACCCAAGCCCATGCTGAACGGATATTGCTTTGCTTTGCACTTCCAGCATTCTCTTAGCATATGCATACCCAAAGTTAGATGCATGTGGGGGACCTTCGTGAAGCATATCCTCCGTTAAAGGGTATTGCATATCATCAGGGAAGATACAAGTGGATAGGAACGATACTACCTGCTCAACACCATTTCTTTGAGCAGCGTCTAAAACATTAGTGTTAATGAGAATATTATCACTGTAGAAGTCTGACATGAATTTCATGTTAGCCCCTAATCCTCCCACTCTTGCAGCGGTATGAATAACTGCCTCAGGCTTATGCTCACTAAAGTAATCGAAAACTCTGTTACGATCCCTTAAATCTAAATCATTCTTACTAGAAAGGTTTAATTGTGTCGGCAGGGTAGACCCTATTAATCCATTGGC